CCGACATCTTTGCCCCCCTGCCTGAGAACATCATCCACCTGATGAAGTTCCGCGACACCCCGGACAATATCGACCTGCAGAAAGACAAGCGCGAAATCTGCTGCCTGCTCGATTGGATGGAGGCTGTGGGCTTCGGCGTGAACAAACTGGTGTGGACCACCACGGAGAGCATCACCGACGCAGCAGCCGGCGGCAACGAAGGCGGCGGCAACTAATCATTAACCCAAAAAAGATAGGAGATTAATACAATGCCAAGAACTTGTAATATTACCCTGCAGGGACTGAACCAGCTGGACGCATGCGGCAACAATCTGAGCGGCGTGCGTGCGCTGTGGATTATAGCCAAGAAAGACGTGACCGCCATCAATGCCGTGCTGGCCAGTACGGTGAACGACCTGGCAAGCCTGGTGACCTTGGACACCAGCGGACTGACCACACAGAAAGCCATTGAGTGTGCCACCGGCAAAGGCTTTGCGGCCATCTATTGTGCCGACGACATGGGCGAGCTGAAATATGCGACCCAGGGCACCATCACCGGCTGCAAGAGCCTGAAGGCAACGCTGGACATCTACCACCCCGGCTTCAAGCGCGTGGCACTGGGTGCCCTGGCCTACTTCAACAACCAGGAAGCCGTCATTGTCGTGAAACAGAACAATGGCGAGATTCACCTGTTGGGCGACCTGGACCGCGGAGCCAAACTCCAAGACGGCATGGAAGCCACCAGCGGCAAGGCCAGCGAAGACGACAACGGCGTGAACTTCATTTGGGAGTACAACTGCGCACATCCCCGCATCTTTACCGAGGGTTGGGACCCGAAGGACGCAACTATCGGCATTCCCATTCTGACAGAGACCGTGGTGAGCGAGGAGGAGGGCGACGGAGAGTAAACTATCCTTTGCACTTTCATATTCTTCTGAAAGGGCTGCAACCATCAGGTTGCGGCCTTCTTTTTTTTGGATAGAGGGGATAGATTTGATAGAGGGGATAGATTTGATAGATTTGATAGAGGGGATGGAAAAAGGGACATTTTTGCCACAAAATGCGGGAGGGGCGTTTTGGGGCATTTTTTTTAAAAAAAAGTTATAACGCTGAAAGACAATGACAATTTGGAAAGGCGCTCGTATTTTTGGCGTTTGTGGCGAAAAAAGTGTGTAACAGCTGTAACAACCTGTAACACGTATTGTATTATATTCATATATAGATAGATAATGGTATGCTCTATTGGTAAAAAGGGTGTAACATTGTGTAACACGGTGTAACATTTTAACGAATTTTTAAGGGACATTTTTTTGAGGGGGTGGCGGCGGGTGGTGAGTGTTACATGGTGTGACGCGATTTTTGGCGGGTGTTACAAGTGGGAAATGTTGAGGATGAGGGTGTTGGGTCGGTGTTACAGGTGTTACATGTGTTACACGGTTTTTGGTTGTCCCCAAGGGTTTTGGAAAAAATGTATACCTTTGCAAAAGATAAAACGCTAAAATACAACATGATGAAAAACGAGGTAGAACAATGGCTGAAAAATGGTGCCGACTATGAGGATGGCGTTAAAATCCTCAAAAGATACAGCACCAACCGACTATTGGTTAGACGTTATGAGCACAGCCGTGCGGAGTATCTGGGCGACACGCTGAAGGCACTGCTCAGCCGGATGGCGAAAGTGGGGTCGGTGCAGCCGAGAGCGACGGTGGCGGCGGTGCCCCGTGGTACCATGGTGGAGAAACCGAAGGCGGAGGAGGCGAAGGTGCAGCTTCCGCAGGTGGTGGAGGATGCCAAGAGCTTGCTGCATGAGCTATGGGTGGCGATGAGCGCGAAGCAGGAACAGCTGCAGAACGTGGGCGACGGCAACGGCGAGGCGGAGGTGGCGGAACGCAAGCGCATCATGGCGGAGCGGGACCCGATAATTAGAGATTACAACGACCTCTACGAGCTGAAAGAGGGATATTTTGAAAGCGGCGAGGTGAGCGAGGAGCTGGAGCGGATGGTGAAGCGGCTGCGGGGCGAGGAAACCGAGAAGACGGCCACGAGCCTATGGGCCGACATGAGCGACCTGGAGCTGAGCAAGGCGCGACATGCCAAGAAGATGCAGATGACGCGGTGCGAGAACCAACTCAACTACCAGTCGAACCGCCGTGAGGCGGAGCGCAACCCCATGCCCGAGGGTCCGAAGCGCAAGAGCATAGAGAGCAAGCACAAGACGCTGCAGGCGGAACTGCGCGACATGGACTTGGAGATGGAGCGGAGAGGACTGAGAAAGAGTTGAGAGTTGAGAGTTGAGAGATAGGATAGAGACGATAGATTTGATAGATACGATAGATTATGGGTGACAAGGAACAACAACAAGAGCAGACTCAACCTCAGCAGCCACAGATGACCGAGGAGGAGAAGCGGCTGGAGCAGGTGAGGGAGTGCGGGCGGCTGGCCATGGGGATTGAGGATGTGGCGGTGGTGATAGGGCTGCCGCTGTGTGAGGTGTATGCGGACTTTGATGAGCGCGGGGAGCTGTATACGGCCTACCGGCGCGGGCAGATTGAGACGAAGATGGCGTTGAGGGGCGCACGGTTGCGGGAGGCCAAGGACGGCGACATGGAAGCCGGTGAGGAGATAATGAGACTGATTAGAGAAATTAATATAGAACAATATGGAAACGACGAAGAAGCGGAAGCTGGGGACGAGGGTCCCGGTGAAGGCGGGGACACTGGAGAGCATCACGATCATTGACGTGAATGTGGTGCGGGAGGCACTGAGCAGCGGCAAGGTGACCAGCCTGTCGCCAGAACGTCAGCACATGCTGAAGGCTATGCGCGTGGCGTGGGGGCTGATGGAGCGATACCCACAGAAGCAGCAATGTGCCAACCACCTGGCCGAGCTGCTGGACATACCCAAGACCACGGCATGGACCTATGTGGACTTTGCCCGCAAGACGTGGGGCGACTTTCAGGACGTAACCCAGTCGTTCCTGAATGCTTATTTGAGCAATTGGCTGATGAAGATGATTAGCGACCCTTCGACCAGCGACGAGGTGCGCGTGAAGTGTTTGGCCACGTTGGAGAAGCATATTGCCAACATGCCCAAGAGCGAGATAGACCCAGAGCAGCTGGGGAACAACCAGGTGTTCATCCAGTTCAACGTGAACGGGCAGAACTACTCGTTACCCCAAGGGGCATTGGAAAAACTGGGCGTGGGGGTGAAAGAGCAGATGCTTGACGCGCTGGCTGTGGAGGTGGACGAGAACCAGGCGGTGAAGATGATGGAAAGCTGAGGGAATTGAGAATTGAGAATTGAGAATTGAGAATTGAGAATTGGGCGGGAGCCGGACGAATTGAGAATTGAGAATTGAGAATTGAGAATTGGGCGGGAGCCGGACGAATTGAGAATTGAGAATTAAGAATTGAGAAGAATATGGAACTGACTGTAAGCGGGAATATGGCGCAGCTGCCGAAGATGCTGTTGCCGGCAAAATATATGGTGAGCGTGGAGGGGCGCGGAACGGGCAAGAGCTATGATATCGGCTTTATGATGGCGCGGATCATTCAGGACATGCCCAGGAGCGTGACCACGTTGACGGGGAAGAGCTACGGGCAGCTGCTGACTAGGACGCTGCCGTCGTCGTTCAAGCTACTGAACTCGATGGGCCACATAAAGGATGTGACCTATGTGATTGGGAAAAAACCGCCGAGCCATTTCAGGCAGCCCTACGAGGCCATCAACAAGTACGACAACATCATCACGTTCATGAACGGCACCTCGTTTGCCATGATCAGCCAGAGCGAGGCGGGCAGCGGACGAGGTGCCAACAGCGATTTCGAGATTGTTGACGAGGCCCTGCTGCTGGACCGAGAACAGTATAACAACGAGGTGGCACCCACCAACCGAGGCAATAATGACCGTTTTGGCAAAAAGAGCCCTCATCCGGTGCCCTACCATCACGGCTTCAAGTATTGCAGCTCGATGCCGACCAACAAGGAGGGGCGGTGGCTGCTGGAGTATGGCGACTACTACCAGAAGGAGCGGGGCGTGAAGCTCTTTGCGGAATGGAACCGCATCGTGAGTCTGCAGGTGGCCTTGCTGGAGGTGGTGAGGGCCTACCGTCAGGCCAAGGCCGGAGGGACTGAGGCGCAGGTGAAGGAAACGGTGAACGAGTATAGGGCACAATGGGCGGAGATAGCCCGCCTGCGGAGGCGGATAGTGCCGTTTGTGTCGAGCGAGGGGGTGCTTTTCACGCTGAGTAATGCCTTCGACAATCTTGACATGCTGGGGATGGATTACCTCTTGAGCAACCAGAACAAATTGCCCTACCTCATATTCATGACGGAAATCATGAACATGTATTATGACAAGGTGGAGGACTGTTTCTATTCGTTGAAGGAGGAGAAGCACGTTTACTATAATTCCTACGACAACGCGCGGGTGCTGGAGGCGGCCATTCGGAACAACTATGCTGTTAGTGCAGAGGGGTATGAGAGCAGCGAGTTTGACCGCGACTGCAACCCCACGGCCCCGCTGGAGGTGTGTTTTGACTGGGGTTCGAGCATCTGCCTGATGGTGGTGCACCAAGAGACTCATTGGGACTATGTGGAGGGGTGCGCGTCGGAACAGGTGTGCCAGACTCAGATTAACGAGTTTTTTGTCAAGCCGGACAAGCTGGACGGGATGATGATACCTGACTTAATCCATAAGTTTACATCATACTATGCAAAGCACGGTAACAAAATGCTTTACTTCTATATGGATAGGTACGGAGACCACAAAAACCCCAACGTGAGAAACAACGAGACTTTTAATGATATGGCCATACGTGAGTTGGAGGCGGCGGGGTGGAACGTCATCCGGCGCAAGCATCCTGGCATGGAGCCACCACAGAGCGACAAATATAATCTTTGGGCCAGGATATTGAGCGAGGTGTCCCCTACCCTGCCGAAGTTCCGCATTAACGGCAACCGTTGTCGCTATACCCTAATATCGATGAACAACACCAAGGTGAAGACGGTGGACAAAGAGTTTAAAAAGGATAAGAGCAGCGAGCGGGCCACCAGCGGGGTGCCGCCAGAGGAGGCCACACACTTTGGGGACGCGGTGGACAAGCTGATATGGACCAAGTACGGCACGGCCATCACGCAGCGACACAGCAGCGGCGAGTATGTGCGATGGCGGCGCAAAGAGTAGAATTTGCTTTTTGTGGGTGAAAAATGTGACGAAATGCCGTGTTCTTTTGGTTGTGATGGGATGAGATTTTTGCGAAAATGGGGTGTTTTCTCGCGTTTTTTTGCGTTTTTCGGTTATATTTAGATTATATTTCGATTATATTTCGATTATATTTCGATTATATTTTCACGGTTTTTGGTCGGTTTTTGGTCGGTTTTTTTTTGGCATATTGTGGCTTTGCTCTAGGTCCAGGCACCTAGATGGGGCCAGGGATTAGCCCGATGCTAGCGGTAGCGGGTCGTGCTGCATGTCCAGGGCGTGGGGCATGCCGGCCAACAATTCCCCGGCATGGTGGGGCCTTGCTGGTGGGTGCGCTGCATGGTTGGCGGGTGGTGCCAGATTGCCCGCTGTGGGGCGTGGTGGCACTGTGTGCCGTGGTGCGCCTGTTAGGCGGTGGGCGTGTCCAATCTTCCAGCGCGGGCGGGTGCTGCTGCAGGTGGGCACAGTGTGCCCACGGTGGGCGGCTGCCAGCCTGGAGGCGCAGCAGCCCGGCAAGGGTGACTGTGCCGGGCTGCTGTTGGGTTGCTCATTCTTGGACCCGTCGCAGGTGGAAACCTGCGGCTGGGTTATTCTGCTGAGCAAGGCGCAGGATGCGGCGCGCCTGGTCTTCGGATGCGCTGGCGGGGTACTGATACATCCTTTCCCCGCGTCGGTTATAGATTGCCCACATGGTCGTTAGTCTTCGGATATGTTAACAATGGCGCGGTCGATGTCGGTATAGTGGGTGAGGTGGCCGCGGGGTGCGCCGTATTGCAGCAGGGTGTAGCCTTCGACGGGCTGGGCTAGCTGTATGGTCGTGGCGGTGTGGCCGTCGCAGTCGTATTGGTTGCATGTATAGCCCACAGTCATGGGGGGCAGGGTCCTGCTTCCCCAGTTGTCGAGGTTGAGGCGGCGAAGAAGTGCACGGATATTTTCGAGTGTGGAGGGGGTGGGGGTGGTGCCGTCGCCGAATGCGGCGGCGTATTCGTCCATGATGGCGGCGCGGCGGGCCTCGACGGCTGCCAGGTTTCCGGCGGCCTGGCGTTTTCGTGCAGCTCTGTTGGACTCGTTGAGGTCTGCCACCATGGCGGGGAGGTCGTCAACCTCTTGGCAGCGTGCAAGGAGCTTATTGACCCCACCCATGGAGCCGATGAGCTCGGCAGCGTCTGCCCAGGGTGCAGAATTGCAAGAGACCCATTTTCCGTTCCCAATGTGGTGATATTCAGCCGTTACGGTCAATTCATTGTCGGCGGTGTGGTGAATGCCGAAAAAATAATTTTTTGTTTTTAAGACTTTCATAATCAATATATTTTTAATTATTATTCAAATTCAATTTCTTTTGCAAAGGTACGATTTTTTTTAATAATTTGAGGCCGTGGCGGGTGTCGGTCCCGCTGGTGGTTCTCCCCACGGCCGGTGATGTATTATAATAGCCCTGTATCACCGAAGGACAAATAATTGTCTTCGGATAGGATGATGTGATCGAGGACACGGATATTAAAGAGACTGAGTGCGTCCACAATTTGGCGGGTGAGTTGCTTGTCCTGAGTGGAGGGGGTAAGGTTGCCGCTTGGGTGATTGTGGCACAGGACAACAGATGTTGAAAGGGTATCGATGGCGTATTTGGCAATAATTTTCACGTCTACAGTGGTGCAGGACACGCCACCTTGTGCTATCTTTGCCCAACCTATTACACGGTTACCTTTCATTAGGATAATGAAAAATGACTCATAAATGGTTATGTCATCAAAATAGAAGTTGCGGCAAAATTCGTCGGCCTTGTCAGATCCTTGGATTACGCCGTCGAAGTTGATGGCCTCTTTTGTTTTTTGGGCGGATAATTCGAACTTATATTTTTTCATGTTGTTTTGATTTTGTGGCCGGCGGTCCGACCTGATTTTTTTTAATTTTCGAGGGCAAAAGTACAATGTTTTTGCGATATGTGCAGGGCAGATGTGACGGACGGCAGGCGGCATGGGACAAGTGGCGGCGGCAGGATCCTGCCCGTTTTTTGGGGTGGCTGTGGGGTTGGGCAAACCCTCACATATCACTGAGTTTGAGCGGTTTGTGCGCACATCGTTCTGTAGGGCACGCTCCCGCCAGCGGAGTATCGAAAGGGCTGCGGCGGTTTGGAAAAGCGCTGAGGGAGAGGGAGTTAGGTTGTTGCTAATGATTGTGTAGATGTGTGAGGGACAGGGGGTTAAGTGGGTTCTGGTGGCGGGGAATTGGGGTTGGAAAGTGGTGTGTTTCAAGCGGTTGAGGTTTGATTGGATAGAGGGGATAGATTTGATAGAGGGGATAGAGGGGATAGAGGGGTTGTCCCGTGGGGTGTTGGGGAATGGTGGTATTTTTGCAGGGTAGAAATAAATTTGAAGGATATAAAAGCGAGGTTTATAATTGTGACTGCTTGGAGTATATGCGGGGGCTGCCGGACAAGCATTTTGCGTTGGGTATTGCTGACCCGCCTTATGGTATAAATGCGCCTAAGATGGGGATGGGTAGCGGTTTTTCAAACGGGCATTATACACCCACCAAGCGATTGAACGGCGGTGGCGGTAAGCTGAAAAACAGAGTGCTGAACCAGTCGGATTGCGAATGGGACGCTAAGCCGCCGACGGAAGAGTTTTTTACAGAGTTGATGCGGGTGTGTGAGAATGCGATCATTTGGGGTGGTAATTATTTCCGGTTGCCGCCTTCGCGTTGTATTGTCTGCTGGGATAAGATGCAACCGTGGGAGAATTTCTCGCAAATAGAGTTGGCGTGGACATCGTTTGACAAGCCTGCCAAGTTGTATAGGCAAGTAAATGGCGGTACGACCTGCGAAAGGAAGATACACCCGACACAGAAGCCGGTGGATTTGTATGTGTACCTTCTTCGAGTTTTTGCGAAGGGGGGGGGGTACGGTTTTTGACCCGATGATGGGGAGTCAGAGCAGTAGGATTGCGGCGTATAAGATGGGGTTTGATTTTGTGGGGTGCGAGCTGGATAGGGAGTATTTTGAGCGGGGGTGCGAGCGGTTTGAGCGGGAGTGCCATGGATTGATGAGGGGGAATGACGGGAGGGTGTGGAAGCAGCAGAGCCTTTTTGATTGATAGAGGGGATAGAGGGGATAGATTTGATAGAGGGGATAGGTTTGATAGAGGGGATAGATTTGATAGAGGGGATAGATTTGATAGAGGGGATAGGTTTGATAGAGGGGGTGTCCCTTGGAGGTTGGGGGGAGTTTTGTATTTTTGCAGTGTTGATTAATAATAAATAAAGGTTGGTTATGGTTAGACGTATGCAGGTGCTGAGGGAGATGGAGCTGCGCGAGGATGGGAAAGGGAACGGTGTTTTCTTTTCCATTAAGTTTGTGCAGGGGAACGGGGAGCTGGTGTATTTTGGCCGTGCCCGGAGCTGCGGGCTGCGCGGGAACTTGAAACGGACCCGGCGGCGCGGGGTGATGCCGGTGGATATGGCAGGGAATGACATTTCGCCTCATCCTTATCCGGTGGGGATTGACAATATTCTGGAGTTTAACGGGGAGAGGGTGAGCTTTTAGAGAGATAGAGGGGATAGATACGATAGATACGATAGATTTGATAGATTTTTTATTATGGCTGAGATATTGAGAAATAAGGAGGGTATGCCGCTGATGGTGGTGGGGAAGAAGGTTGTGGCGTTTACGACTGAGAGCCGGAGTGTGGATGGCGTTGATAAGATGCCCGACGAGAAGCCGAAGCTGACTTTTATGGTTGGCAAGCGGGTGTTTGTGAACTGGGGCGGGTCGAACCGTTACCCAGACAAGGCGGACGAGACGATACGGAGCTGCGGGGTGCTGCAGACGGCGTTGGGGTTTAAGGCACGTACCTGCTTTGGGCAGGGCGTGTTGCCATACGTGCGTGATGGGTTTGACGCAGAGGGTAACCAGGTGTTGAAGCCTGTGGCCGACGAGAAGGTGTTGGACTTTTTGAGCAATTATGCGTTCAACCGATATATGGAGGGTGCGCTGCGCGACCTGTTTAAGTTTGGGAATGCCTATCCGGTATTTTATTTCAACCGAGAAGGTAAGATTGTGCGGGTGTCGGCGGTGAATGCGCGACACTGCCGGATCAGCAAAGACAAGAGAGAGCTGATAGTGTTTCCCGATTTCCAATACGGCAATCCGACTGGCGGGTCGAGTACCTACCGAGTTATCGACATGCTGGATGAGGAAGACCCCTTTTTGGACTTTGAGCGCAGGAAGGTGTTGGGGAAGTTGGGTTCGAAGCCTTTGGCGTTCCCAAGGTTGAAAAACTATTTCTCGAACAATGACTATTATGGTACCCCTGACTGGGAGGCTGCGTTGCGGAGTGGGTGGATAGACATAGCCAAGCAGGTGCCCGTGTTCTTGAAACATGCCTACGAGAATGCGATGAGCTTGATGTGGCATATACAGATACCGGTGAGTTGGTATGAATGGAAGTTCCCAAGGGAGAAGTACGGAAAAGATTCGGACGGGGAGGCTGCCAGGCAGGCGGACATCAACGCCTTTTGGGACGAAATGGAGGAGAATCTGTGTGGGCAGGAGAATGCCAACAAGGCCTTTTTTTCGGACTACGGCTGCGACGGCTACGGCCACGCTGAGGACAAGTGGGTGATTGAGCGACTGAAAAACGAGATAGACGCGAAAGAGCGACTGACGACGAGTGCGGCGGCGAACAACGAGATCCTGTTTGCGGTGCTGATTAATCCGGCGACGCTTGGCGCGGGTATGCCTGGTGGGGCTTATGCCGGACAGGCGGGCAGCGGGAGCGACATTAGAGAGAGCTATTTGGTGAGTATCGTGAGCAACTATGTGGAGAAGCAGCAGGTGTTGGACCCTGTGTTGCTGGCGTTGAAGCACAACTATCCGGACATGGGGAGTTTTGTTTTGAAGTACAAGGAAACGATACTGACGACGCTCAACACGGGGAATGCTGTGGGGGAGATTGAGAGTTGAGAGTTGAGAGTTGAGGGTTGAGAGATATGATAGAGGGGATAGATTTGATAGAAACGATAGAAACGATAGAAACGATAGATTTATAGAGATATGAATGTTTTGTTTTTTAAGGCGGACGAGAACGAGTTGGCGGAGGAGTTTAAGAAGTTCCTGCCGGTGAATGTGACCACGAGTTTTTCTACGCTGGAGCCTGCGCTGGTGATGGCGGAGACGAAGTTTATCAGGACGGTGTTGGGGGCCCCGCTGATGGGCAGGTTGGCAGCCTATTTTGCCGAACCGGCTGAGCAGCGGACGGACGAGAAGATGAACAAGGCGGTGGAACTGGTGCAGTCGGCCGAGTTGCGGCTGGCGTACTGGGACAGTTTTGACCAGCTGGCGGTGACGATTACGGACCATGGGCTGGAAGACACGATGGGGGACAACCGCGTGTATCGCTACCAGGCCGACGGGCTGCGGGAGAATTTGCAGCGTCAGGGGTTCGAGATGCTGGAGTTGCTGGTCGAGTACTTGGAAGAAGAGAGCGCGTATTTTGTGGAATGGGGGGAAAGTGAGTGTTGCACCAAGAATATTAAGAGCGTGATTCGGGACAGCAAGCGCTTCTTTGCCATAGTGGGGCTGAAGAAGGATTACCGGCTGTTTCTGAAGATGCGGGAGTATATCACGAACACGGAGCGCATGGAGTTGCCGTTCCGGATAGGCGAGGCGTTGGCCAGGATCATGACGGAGCACACGGAGGAGGTTGGCGCGGGCACCCGCTTTGAGGTGCTCTATCCGATGGTGCAGATGTTCGTTGCGTTCTGGGCATTGGCCGACGGGCTGCCTGTGCTGCAGGGGACGGTGACGTCGGACGGGGTGCTGCAGATGCAGGAGAGTGCCAGTTCCTCGATGAGCGGGCGCACTAACGTGCTGGCGGGTGACAAGGTGCTGGAGGCTATGCAGGGTCGGTTCCGCGGGAGCGCGGAGTATTATGCTGGGCGGATTGTGGAGTATCTGAACGGCCATGCTTCGGATTTTCCGGAGTGGACGGTGAGGAAAGACGGCTCAGAGGGGTATAGGGTGTATGACAGAGACAACAGGGGGAAGAAGAGCTTTCATGCGTGAGATAGAGGGGATAGATTTGATAGAGGGGATAGATTTGATAGATAGGATAGATTTGATAGATACGATAGATTTGATAGATTTTTTTGATTATGGGGGATTATCTGACAGATGTCACTAATTATATGGCGGGGTTGGCGGCGTTGCATACTGCCCTCAATCATAGACCGCCGAAGAGTAAGCATTTCTTTAGGGGCGAGTTGGAGGAGTTCTACAACAAGCTGCGGAGCGATGTGAAGTTCCCTTGCATGATACTGGAGGGGAGCGAGATAGATTATGAGGGTAACACTTATAATCTGACCAAGGTGCGGCACTGTGCCTTCATGATTGTGGACAACATTGAGAAGATGCGCGACTATGAGGAGATCCAGGAGCGGATGAGCTTCTGTGAGCAGATAGGGGAACAGGTGATGGGGCGCATTATCAAGGAAGCAGGAGACCCGCGGACGGGCAGCCCCTTCTTGAAGCTGCAAGTGGCGGACATGGCGGCCGAGTATTGGCACAACGAGACCCAGAAATATGTGGCGTTCCGGATGAAGTTCACGGTGAAGGGGAAGGTGCAGCTGTGCGGGAAGGATGTGTGGAGTGATGAGGTTTCGCCTGTGCCGCCTGAGCCGCCAGTGACGGCTGGGGTGCTGATGACTGAGGATCGGGCGGTTCTGACAACGGAGAGGATGGAGGAGTTGAGAGTTGAGAGTTGAGAGTTGAGATAGATAGGATAGATTTGATAGAGGGGATAGATACGATAGATTTGATAGAGGGGATAGATTTGATAGATTTGATAGATTTGATAGATGAAAGAGATTAAGATAGAGATAGGGCAGGATGTCTACACCTACCAGTGCCCTGAGCGGTGGGGGGAGGTGACACAGCGGCAGTGGATTGCTGTTGTGGGGCAGCTGCTGACTTACGGAGAGCTGACGACATTGGGGGTGAAGAGTGTGCTGGGGATGGGTAGCGAGGCGGTGTTGCTGATGCCGGTGGACTGGCATGTGCTTGGCCGGGAGCTGGCATGGATGAAGGATATAGAAGGCGTGACACAATGGATGGTGGAAGAAGTGGAGCTGAGCGACGGGCGGAAGTGCTACCCGCCTGCGGCGAACTTTGACAACATGACATGGGAAGAGTGGATGTTTGTGGACACGTCTGCAGCGAGGAAAGCATGGGACGTGGTGGCGGCCTGTCTCTATAGGCCGTTGAAAGAGGTGGCGAGCGAGGAAGAGGACGACCGAGTGGAGTTTAGCCGTTATGGCGTATCGTCGAGGTTGCCCCTTTTTAAGGAGCTTTCGCCGCTGGTGCTGAGTGCTATCGAGGTGAATTTTGTGCTGCTGAGGCAGCAGATAACAGACTTGTACCCTTATATATTTAAGAGTGGCAAAAAGAAGGTGAAGAAGCAGAAAGAGAAGGCGAGCGCTGCGGCGGGGACGGACTGGATAGGCGTATACAGGCGGCTGCTGGGGGAGCATGTGTGGGAGGAAGAGCAACTGCTGAAGCTGCCGGTGAACACGGTGCTGTATAGGCTGAACGTGATGGTGAAAGAGGGGCGAGAAAGAGAGAGAGAGATGAAGAAGAAGAGATAGGATAGATTTGATAGAAACGATAGAATTGATAGATATGATAGAGAAGAAGCAGATCATTATATCGGTGACGGGGATGTTGTATGACGTGACCGAAGAGCGGGAGTGGGACAGTGTGCTGACCGAAGAGGGGAAGCTGGCACGGCCCCATTACTTTGTTGGCCGAGAGGGTGAGGTGTGGCTGTGCAAGCCGATTAGTGAGCCGACAACATGCCTGGGGGTGTATGATGATAAGAGGGTGCATGTGGCACTGTGTAATGTGGGGCCGCTGAGGCGGAGGGGTGAGCGGTTTTGTGACAAGGGTGGCGAGGAGGTGCGCTATTTCTACGAGTTCTGCAGCCAGAGTCCTTACAGGGGGCATGTGTACTACGAGATGCTTACGCCTAAGCAGCTGGCGGGGTTGGAGAGGCTGTTGCGGGAGCTGATGGGCACGTTGGGGATAACCTACAAGTATGACCCGATGCTGGGCGAAGTTTGTCCGCGCTGCATGAGTGGGCAAGAGGGGGTGTGGCTGGCCAGTGGGCTGATGAGCAAACGGATTGACCCTCACCCACAGCCGGAACTGATGAAGATGATGAAGAGGCTTGTGAAGAGGGGATAGAATAGATAGAAACGATAGAATTGATAGAATAGATAGATATGAAGTATTTTACGATTAATGAGCTTTGCCGGTCGGAAAGGGCAGAGCGGATGAAGATTAAGAATGTACCTTCGGTGGAGGAAATGGAAAACCTGACTGCGCTGGTGAACGAGGTGTTGGACCCGGCGCGAGAGGAGATAGGACATGGGCTGCGGGTGAGCAGCGGTTTTCGTTGCAAGGCGGTGAATGATGCGATACCAGGGAGCAGCCGGACCTCACAGCATACAAAGGGCGAAGCCGCCGACTTGGTGGCCGGGGACAAGAAAGAGAACTTGCGGCTGGCCCAGATCATCATTCGGCAGGGGAGGTTCGACCAGTTGATACTGGAGAATGTGCCCGGGGGGTATCTTTATCCGCAATGGGTGCATGTGTCGTACAAGCGTAACGGAAATAACCGTGGGCAGGTGTTGAAAAAGATAGCGGGGCTGAAGGGCTATCATGCTATTAATCCTAAGTCGGTGTTGGCAGTCCTATGAGCCGATATGTAAGAGTGACGGAGGCCACGACTGGGGGCGGCACACTGGACACTGCGGGCTATAATGCGGCGGTGCGGAAGTGGGGTCGGCAGCTGCGGGGGATGGTGAAGAAGACGGCTACGGCATTTACGAAAGGTAAGATGCAGCAGCGGGGGGAGCAGACGCACGTCTATAAAAGCGGCCCCAAAGCGGGCAAGGAAGAGGGGCGGCTGGTGAACAACCTGTCGATGCAGTATAAGAAGGACGTGGGGGACGAGATAGACACGGTGAGCTTGAAGTTGCTGCGACACGGCATATTCAGGGAGTATGGCGTGGGGAACGGGACCCCTAAGAGCAAAGTGGGGATGACGAGGCGGACAAAGAGCCCGTGGGTGAGTGAGCCCTTGGAGCAGAAAGAGGGGGAACTGGTGGAGATAGCGGCGGAACATGGAGCGGAAATGGTGGTGAGGGCGTTCAGGATTAAGAATTGAGAATTAATAGATACAATAGATATAATAGATACGATAGAGTATGGCTGGGTCTTTGAATAAAAAAATCAACATCTACATTAATGGTAAGGAGGTTCAGAATACCATTAAGAGCCTGACGGCTGAGATGAAGAAACTGAGAGCTGAGCAGGCGAAGTTGCCTATTGGGAGCGACCAATATATCGAGCACGCAAAAAAGATACGTCAGATTGACGGCATACTGAGGGAGCAGCGGAGGGCTGTGACCGAGATGGGTGATGCGTGGCAGAACGCATTGCGGACCATGAGCCGGATAGGTAACACGATAGGCGGTATACGTGCGTTTGGTGCCATGGTGAAGGCCACGGGAGACAGCATAGAAAATATAGTCGAGACGGCGGCCCAGTTGGATGATGCCTATGCTCAGGTGCGGAAGACCACGGGACTGAGCAAAGAAGAGGTGGCACAGCTGAACGAGGCATTTAAGCGGATGGACACCCGCACGGCACGGGAGCAGCTGAACAATCTGGCCTACCAGGCTGGTAAGTTGGGTATCAACACCCGTGAGGCGGTGGAGCAGTTTGTGAAGGCTTCGGACGTGATTAACGTGGCATTGGGTGATGTGCTGGGTGACGATGCGATGATAACCATTGGCAAGCTGACCGAGGTGTACAGTAAGAGCAGCGAGGTGTTTGAGGGCAAGAACCTGGAGGAGCGGATGTATGCCATTGGCGACGCGGTGAACGAGCTTGGCAAGCGAAGCACGGCCCAGGAGGACTATATAGTAGACTTCACGGCTAGGTTGGGCGGTTTGGCAAACCAGGCAGGCATGAGTGCCGCCGAGGTGATGGGGTTTGCCTCCACTTTGAGCCGGAACATGCAGCGTGTGGAAATGTCGAGCACGGCATTCCAGAAGATGCTGCAGAACATGATCAAGAAGCCGGCCGAGTTTGCGAGTGTGGCGGGCATGGAGGTGCAGAAGTTCACGGAGCTGGTCTCCACAGACCTGAACGAGGCGGTGATGAAGGTGCTGGAGGGGCTGAGCGGAGCCGGCGGATTTGCCAAGATAGTGCCCATGTTCAAGGGCATGGGGCTGGACGGCACGAGGGCGGCGCAGGCCATATCGACGTTGGCGAACAACATAGACCAGGTAATCGAGGGGCAGGCGATAGCGCAGCAGCAGATGGAAGAGGGCGGTTCGATGATGCAGGAGTACATCAAGATGAACAGCAGCATGGAGGCGGAGCTGGAGAAGGTGCACAAACGGATGGTGGATGCGCGGGAGGAACTGGGAAAGAACCTCTACCCTATTGGAGTGAAGATTTTGGACTTGGTGGCGAAAGGGACTACCGGAGTGAGTGACTTGGTGACGGCATTGAAAGAGGATGCGGGAGTACGCGCTGCGCTGCTTTCGGGAATCGTGGCCTACACGGTGGGGCTGGTGCGGATGCGAGGCCAAGAGGTGTTGCTGCTGGCCCAGCAGAAGCTGAAAAGTATAGCCAATCTGCGGGAGCAGAAAGAGAATTTGCAGAGCATCGTATTGATGCAGCGCACGCGAGCGGAGCGGGCAAAGAACCTCATAGCCATGATACAGGAGCGCAAGGCGGTGTTGCAGAATGCCATTGCCGAGGAACTGGCCAACGGAGCCACAGAAAAGAGTGTGACGGTGCGGCAGAAACGGGCGGCCATAACGGCACTAAACACCCGCGAGGAACAGCTGAACACGGTGGCCGTGGCGGCGAACACGGCAGCGCAAGAGGCGCAGAAGAAAGTGATGGCCACGACACCCTGGGGCCTCGTCGCGCTGGCGATAACGGGAGTGGTGTACGGGCTGACCCGCCTGGGAGCCGAGAGCCGGAAGGTGAAGAAAGAGATATCGGATATCAACAAGCGGATAGGCGAAGAGACCGCCGAGGCGAAGATGCTCTTTGTGCAGCTGGAGAATGTGGAGAAAGGCAGCCGAGAGTACAAGACCACGTTGGCCCAGCTGAATGCGATGTACCCCGACATCATAGCCAAGTATAGAGACGAAGAGGGGGCATTGACCGACGTGGCGGCGGCACGGCAGGCGGTGATAGACAAGATTACGGAACAGATAGCGGCGGAGAGCCAGTTGGAGAAGATGCGTTCTATAGGTGGGGACTTTGAGAGTGCCACCAAGGGGAGCGCACAGAAGATATACGACTACCTGAATGGCGACGCGGCCAAGTATGCTGCTGTGATGGCGGCCTTGCCGAAGGGGTATGACAAAGAAATCAAGCAGGAAGATATCAAGGCAATCTATGCGGCTGTGCAGTCGGCCACAGGCATAGACTTGGGAGCGGTGTTTGGATGGAACCGGCTGAAGCGGGCCGTGGACAGCTATATTGTATCAGTAAATGAGGCATACAAAGCCCAACAGAAGTGGAGTGGGATATATAAAGGCTTTGGCGTGAGCGGGAGCAATGGGGGGGCAGTGACCAATGGGCTTAATGGGCTTAATGGGCTTGATGGGGGAGGTGGAGGAACGGAGCCTAAACCGCCTGTAGATCCGAAGGAATTAAAGCGGGCGGCAAAAGCACAGGCGCGTGTGCTGAAAAGCATGGGCAAGCTGACCACCCAGCTAGAGGAAAAGGCGTTGAGCGGCGTGGAACAGAAGATAGAGGAAATAACGGACAAGGTGGAGGCGATGAAGAAAGAGCTGGAAGAGGCCTTTGGCGGCAAACTGACCAAGCAGGCGCAAGATGCGCTGTCGGAGCTGGAGGCGGCAGCCTTCCGGGCGAAAGATGCGGCGGTGAACCGCTATATAGCCGAGGCGGGGAAGACGGGGACGCGCGAGGG